GCTGGGCAAACACCCACCATAGTCCAGCATCACCATACAGGTCATAGGCCAGTAAGTCAGGACGCAGATTATAGGTAGTATTGATCTTGAAAAATATATCGTCAGCCTGCTTTGGAATGGGACGATTAGTCATGAATCCAAGATAGATACTGTTTTTTGGTGTGCTGTAATAAGCACTGGTTGAAGCATACACAGCCATTACCAGAATCCTCCTCTCAACAAGTTACCGTTGGCATACTTTTCAAGACTGAACTGCTGGCTGACTTGACTGCGTGTTGGCATTGGTAACAGGGTAATTGATATAGTGATCTTGGTTGGCACATAGGTTGGCGAATTCAATCCAAGATTGGGCGGTGCTGGCGGTATGTTCATACCACCTTGCGGTAAATTGGCACCAGTGAGTCGACTCCATATACTGCTGAGACTGTATGATGCTGTGGTAGTGCTTGACAGTGTTCTACGGAACATGAGACCATTTCCACCTTGTGTCACACCAGATGAAGTTGACTGACGGCCACGAGCACGGATGTAATCTACATCGCTGGGCAAGTTGTAGTTGAACTGCTTGATCACGCAAGGATGTTCATTGAATTGAAAATCGCCTAGACCGCTGAGAAATACCAAGGGCGGAGGTGTGCCTCGCTGTTTGTCTTGACCATAGAACATCTTGGTACAAGATCTTAGAAAATGTATAGTGGCCAGCAGATAATCTGCTTCGTTGGAATCTTGCGCAGTGAAATCTGCATTCATGACCACTTCGCCAGGATTACTGCCTTTGTAGAAATAGCCGCGATAGTTGGAATGTGTCAAATCATAAGCATTGTAGTCGGCTGTATAGGCCATGTCTATGCGAGGTGTATAAGGAAATACCACTCCGTCAGTGTCTCGCAGTGGCTCCAGTATACCAGCTGATCCTATACCAGGCGTTTTGTAAAGATAAGTGGCGCTGGGAGCTAATCTCAATCGTACACGCCAGTCGCCATCGCCTACTGCTTTGCCGCTGGCTTTGCGCAAGGCAGAAACAGATGCTTGTTGACGTGCTTGATCTAACAGTGCCTGGGCACGACTGGCTTCAGCGGAAGCGGCTGTGGCAGGTTCAACAAAGTCGCCGCCTACATAGACAGGATTGTTATCTTCGTCTAATGTGTAACCAGGCAACAGATTACCATCCTCGTCATAGGCCACACCAAAGTTACGTGCGGCCAAGCCACCATAGCCCGGATCGCCCACAGAAAGATTTTGAGCATCCAGTGTGGCTGCCTGTTCTGTAAGTCCTGACTTTATTGTTGCGCCAGTGGCTAAATCAACCACATCCCACTTGCCGGTTTCAGGATTGTAGGAAGCTACGTAATCACCGCCAACTGGTTGTGGTGTGACATTTTGCGGAAGAGCCAGCCTGCCTAACTCTTCTTGTTCTCGCGCGATCGAGATCGCATAGGGACTATCGGCCGGCAGTAATTCTCCGTCTGGTCCAAATATAAATCTATTGGTATCTACATTGGCCAGTCCTATTTCCTGTCTTCCAGGACCTGCGGCAGCAGGATCAGGAGGATCGTTGACTGCTGGTGGTGCTGTGACCAAAGGTGGAGGAGGGGGCAAAGGAGTAATCAATAAACTGGTATCAGGTGGACCTGCGCCAAATGGCTGTACCACCGGGGGTGGAGTTCTACCCAACAGACTGGTATCAGGTGGACCTGCACCAAGGGGTCTTGCCTCTAGCACTGGCTGAGGGCTCACTGCAAAAGTTTGAACTTGAGGCTGTGGATCATTATTGACTTGTGGGTCCTGTGCGGCATCAGTATCGGGTTGTTTGGACACTGTGTTATAGTTCTGTTGAGCGGCTGCAACATCACGGTTGGCCTGTGCCAGTTGAGCTGTGGTCTGTCTCAGCCTGTCTAGTGCTTGTTGACGATCTGCTATGGACCCTGTTTCTTGTGCCTGATACAAGGCCCGCGACGCTTCATTCGTCGCAATGAGCGCATTTTCCTCTTCTCGGATAGCTCGTTGTAGAGCAAGCTCTGCTTGGGTTACTTGGGCCTGTGTAGACATTGTGGATTCCTTGATGTATTTACCGTAGGCAAAAACGGCTAAGTTAATCCCACAAAAGGTTTGACAACCGGTTGACATGTAGTATAATAACTACACTATAGGAGAAGTTCAACTCATGGCTACAACAGCTACGCCCACACCAAAAAAGGTCAATTATCTCAACAACAGAGATATTTTAAAAGAAATACATCTAAGCAAAAACACATACTGTTCATACCGAGATCGTGTTACGGATCATCAATACGACATAATTTTACCCAGTTTAGAAAAAATCAATCAGCGCACCGTTGCTGAAGCACGACGCAATCGTGCTGATCGTATCAAACGAGAAACTGGCGAAGTTGTCAATGATAAAAAAATTCCACACACAGATCTAGTGTTTCGTATCACGTGTTGGGATCATATACCCATGGCACCAAAGAAACAAACCAAAGCACAGGCCAAAAAAAGCAAGATGGAAGAGCTGTTGGAGCTCGATGATACCACAGAATCTGACGGATTAGAGGAGCTGGTAGAGGTTCCTGTACTGGATATGAACTACGTAAGATTGAACTTTCCTCCCTTCTATCACTATCGTTTAGACGAAAATAAAGAGCCTTTTTTGGTGGGCAAATCGCACTGGAAGGGTGCATTAGACAGTGGTGAGTTCTGCAGAGATCATGGCAAAATGACCAATAAACTGGCCACAATGTTTATCAAACTGTGTGAAAGATATGCTACAAGGAGTAACTGGCGTGGATACACATACAACGAAGAAATGCGGGGACAAGCCCTGCTACAACTCAGTCAAATTGGACTGCAATTTGACGAATCAAAATCGCAGAACCCTTTTGCGTATTATACTGCCGCTATCACTAATAGCTTTACTCGTGTCTTGAACATTGAAAAAAAGATGCAGAACATACGTGATGACATACTGGAAATGAACGGACTCAATCCAAGTTGGACACGACAATTTTCAGAAAGCCATAACAAGTCAGCCGAAGCGGTTGCAAACAGCTCAGAAGAGTAGTATACTGCTACTCTATGGCTAACTTATTCAAGAAGGCTATCGTTTTCACTGACATCCACTTTGGACTGAAATCGAATAGCCTATTACACAATCAAGATTGCGAACAGTTTGTAGACTGGATTATTGCCACGGGCAAGGAACAGGGTTGCGAAACTGGTATGTTTCTTGGAGACTGGCATCACCATCGTGCGTCAATCAATCTACAAACCTTAAACTTTAGCTTACAGGCCCTGGAAAAACTGTCCAAAGCCTTTTCACAGTTTTTCTTTATTCCCGGCAATCACGACTTGTACTATCGTGACAAACGTGACATCCACGGTGCGGCCTGGGCCAAGCACTTGCCCAATATCCACATCTGCAATGATTGGTTTCACGAAGGCGATGTGATCATTGCTCCTTGGCTGGTCGGTGATGATCATAAACGCATTCAAAAAATGTCCAGCAAGTACATGTTTGGACATTTTGAGCTGCCACATTTCAAGATGAATGCCATGGTGGAAATGCCCGATCACGGTGAAATACAGGCCGCACACTTTGGACACTATGACAAGGTGTTCAGTGGCCACTTCCATTTGCGCCAGCACAAAAACAATATCAACTACATTGGAAATGCGTTTCCGCACAACTTTGCCGATGCCGGTGACAACAAACGAGGTTGCATGATCCTGGACTGGGGTGCGGAACCCGAATATCATGCTTGGCCCAATCAACCCTTGTACAATGTGTTTGATCTGTCTACCTTGATTGATCAAGGAGATCAACTGCTCAAACCCAACATGCATGTGCGTGTTCAGTTGGATATTGAAATCTCCTATGAAGAGGCAGGGTTTATCAAGGATACATTTATACGCAAACACAGTTTGAGAGAAATGGCCTTGATTCCCAACAAGCGATCAGCGTTGGAAGAAGATCTGTCGCCTGGAGAAGTCAAGTTCGAAAGCGTGGATCAGATCGTCACAGACCAGATTACCAAGATTGAATCAGAGTTTTACGATCCTAAACTATTACTACAAATATATCAAGCTCTATGATACAAATAAAAGATCTAACAGTTAAAAACTTTATGAGCGTGGGCAACGCCACACAGGCCATTAACTTTGATCGCCGCGACCTTACCCTGGTGCTGGGCGAAAATTTAGATCTTGGTGGTGACGGCAGCCGTAACGGCACAGGCAAAACCACAATCATCAATGCACTAAGCTATGCTCTGTATGGGCAAGCTCTCACTAACATTCGCAGAGACAACTTGATCAACAAAGCCAATGGCAAGAACATGTTGGTCAGTTTAGATTTCAATATCAACGGCAAAGACTATCGCATTGAACGAGGTCGTAAGCCCAATGTGCTCAAATTCTTTGTCAACAACGAAGAACAGGCCGCAGATGACAATTCGCAAGGCGATTCAAGAGAAACACAGGATGCCATTGAGTCTGCTATAGGCATGACTCATGACATGTTCCGCCATGTGTTGGCGTTGAACACTTACACAGAACCTTTTTTGAGTTTGAAGGCCAATGATCAGCGAGCTATCATTGAACAACTGCTGGGTATCACACTGTTGAGCGAGCGTGCCGAGCGCATCAAAGAACTCAATAGAGAAACCAAGGATGGTATCTCACAAGAAGAGATGCGTATTCGTGCTGTACAAGAAGCCAACAAACGCATAGAAGAGCAAATAGAAAATCTGCGCCGGCGTCAAACAATGTGGACAACCAAACATGATGAAGAAATTGAGAAGTTGCAAACGGCGCTGGAAGAGCTTAAGAAGATTGACATCGAAGCGGAGATTGAGGCGCACAAGGCGCACCGAGTTTGGGATCAGAAACGCAAAGATCTTAACGACTTATCTAGCCAGATCTCCCGCACGAAACTTGACGTGGATCGAGAAAACAAAAGCATTGAAAAACTTAGCAAAGAGATTGCAACACTTGAATCTCACACCTGTCACACATGCGGTCAATCGTTCCACGACAATAAGCACCAACAAGTTTTGGAAACGAAACAGAAAGATTTGGCAAGTGCAAGAGCGTCAAGCCAGGAACACAGCACCCTGTTATCAGAACTACAGACTGCCCACGACTCCTTGGGCACGTTAGGCAAGCCTCCCAAAATGTTCTATGACAACGAAGCTGATGCTGTGCATCATCAAGCAACGCTGACCAATTTAGAAAAACAGATTACTGAAAAATCTGCAGAAACTGATCCGTATGGCGAGCAGATTGAAGAAATGACTGGACAGGCTCTGCAGACAGTGACCTACGACACACTCAATGAACTCACAAGACTGCAAGAACACCAAGATTTCTTGCTAAAGTTACTCACAAACAAAGATTCGTTTATCCGCAAGAAGATCATTGAACAAAATTTAAGTTATTTGAATGCTCGCCTCACTCACTATCTTGATCGTATTGGATTGCCGCATCAGGTTATATTCCAAAACGATCTCAATGTAGAAATTACAGAACTGGGTCGCGATCTTGACTTTGATAATTTGAGTCGAGGTGAACGCAATCGATTGATTCTGTCAATGTCATGGGCATTCCGTGATGTGTGGGAAAGTTTGTATCATCCTATTAACTTGCTGTTCATCGACGAGCTAGTTGATTCGGGCATGGACACACAGGGTGTAGAGAACAGCCTGGCCTTGCTAAAGAAGATGAGTCGTGAGAGACACAAGTCAATTTGGTTAGTAAGCCATAGAGACGAACTGGCTGGCCGTGTAGAAAATATTCTCAAAGTGGTCAAAGAGAATGGGTTCACAAGTTATAACACAGATATAGATGTTGTTTAATTACCAAACCGTACACATTGAACTCAGTAGCAAGTGCGTACTGAAATGCCCTCGATGTCCCAGGACTGAGTTGAGCCCAGGTACGATCAATCAAGAGATATCGTTGAATGAGTTTAAAATGGGATTTCCTGCGGAGACTTTCAAAAAAATTAAACATTTTATTTTTTGTGGAGACATTGGAGATCCTATATACGCCACTGAATTTTTAGATATCGTGCAATACATCAAGCAAAACGGTGACTCTCGCATACGAATTGTCACCAACGGTAGTTATAAAAAATCATCTTGGTGGAAGCAGTTGGGCCAGTGGTTAGATCACAATGACAAGGTAACATTTAGTGTGGACGGTTGGGACAACGAATCCAACAATCTGTATCGTGTAAACAGTGACTTTGACAGCATTGTTGATGGAATAACTGCTCTCAGATCAGTAAGCAAATGCATGATCTTGTGGTCAACTATCTATTTTCAATTCAATCAACAGCACATTGATCGCATCAGAGCCCTGGCCAAGAGCCTTGGCTGTAATCAATTCCAGACTGTGAAAAGTTCAAAGTTTGATGGCAGATACACTGTTAATGGTGTGGATTTATTACGACCTGCTGACGAATATGTTTCTGAAGATCTAGTGTATCATACCGCTGTGGAAAACATCAATCACTGTGATTACGAGCCTGTAACTATTCCTTCCCCAACGACCACTCATTGGGCCAAGTGTTTGAACTATCAAAAAGATCTATTTGTAAGCGTGGATGGATTGCTTACACCTTGCCCTTGGTTTAACAATGGATACCAGGTCAATGATTTTGTGCGCGATAACTTTAAAAAACTATCAACCAAGCACAGATCATTTTTTGAGATTTTGAATGATCGGGAGTTATGGAATGACTTCATGGACATCCTTGACAACAAGCCGTTGAAAATCTGTCAATTAAAGTGCAAATCATCATGTCTCTAAAAAAAGTATTTTGCACTGTTCCGTGGTTAGAAGTGCATATCAATGCAGATGGAACATATCATACCTGTGGAGCTCAAAGAAACTCAATGTCGGGCTCTCAGGATGGCGAGGTTTATAACGTACATAATATGTCTGTGTCAGACTGGGCCAACAGTGAATATCAAAAGTCAGCACGTTTGAAAAAAATAAACGGAGTGGCTGAATCATTGTGTAGCATGTGCTATAACGAAGAAGCCACGGGCTCGTCAAGTAAACGATCTAGAGAAAATTTAAAAAGTCAGATCAGTGATATTAACTTTTATCACGATTACAAACACAGTCCTGATGCTTCAATATTTAAATATTCCGAAGACAACAACGGTCTTACTGATATTTTACATCCAATCAGCTATCACATGAGTCTGGGCAACGAGTGTAATCTAGCCTGTAAAATGTGCAACCCAACTTTCAGTAGTAAGATAGCAGCCGCCATGGTCAAGGAAAAAACGTACTCTGGACCTATTCGGATGAACTGGACTGATAACACCCAGTCATGGAACTCTGTGATTGACACCATGTGTCAAACAAAAAATTTAAAATTTGTACACATCATTGGTGGCGAACCCTTGCTCAATCCTCGATTCAATGAGCTGATTGATCGATTGCTCCAGGCCAATCTCACTGATATCTACTTGGGATTCACTACCAACGGAACAATGTTTGATAGCAAATTACTAGACAAGTTATCAATGTTTCGACACGTTGATATTGGCATCAGCGTTGAAGGATCTGGCAAACTAAACGACTATATCAGAGCTCAAACAGAATCTGTATTGGGCAACATTGAACATTATCTAAAATATAGGAAACAAGGTCGTGTTTATGTTACAATCAGAACTGTACCAAGTGCGCTGAGTGTACACACACTTGACGATCTATACCGTTGGTGCATTGGGAAAGAAGTTGACGTGATGTCCAATATACTGACAACTCCGGAATATTTACAGATAAGAAATTTACCGGTCAGTGTCAAACAAAAATTGCTAGATCGGTACAACAAATGGGAATACAGCACACCGTTGCCTGGAATCAGTGATCCAAGAGATCCTACTCGATTTAGAGAACACATTGACAATGAAATCCGGGCAGTCGTACAGTCATTACAGCAACCAGGAGACAATACATTAACCGAAGCATTGTATAAAAATCTTGAAGCCTGGCAGTGGTTTGCTGATCCAGAAATAAAAAGTTATTTCTATGTGTGATATTTTGCTAACTACTAGCCCATGGTATGGCTTTATGAATCTCAAGAAATCACCGAATTACCCGAAGACTGTGTTGGGTTTGTTTATTTGATAACAAACAACATAACCGGTAGGAAGTACATTGGCAAAAAACTAGCAAAATTTAGCAAGACAACATATCGAGTAGTAAAACTAAAAAATGGCAACAAAAAACGCAAGAAAATACGTGGCAAAATAGATTCAGATTGGCAAACATATTATGGCAGTTCTCCGGAGTTATCTCGAGATGTTGAACTGCTAGGCATAGAAAACTTCTCACGCGAAATACTATATTACTGCCAATCCAAATCGGAATGCAGTTACATTGAAGCTCGCGAACAATTCTCCCGACGTGTATTAGAAAGTGATGACTACTATAACGGGCACATACAAGTGCGTGTACATGGCAGTCACATCAAAGGCAAATTAAGCAGTCAAGGCTAGCACAAGCCAAACTCGTGTGCCCTAGACCTGGATCACGGATCACAGGGATGGAAGACTCACCGCGCTAGTGAGCACTCAATCAGTATCCTTGACAGGACCACGATCGCAAACTCCTGCGGTTTGATTGTTTGAATAGAATATAAAGGGAAAAAGACGTAGCAGTGATGCTACACGGTTTGTATGTATGTTAGCGTATGTGTACAAGCCCGCCGTTGTGATAAAGACACAGCTCGAGGTACCGGACAACCGCCTCTGTAATGCTGTAACGCTAAGTGACTGTTCGTACTCGGATGATGACAGTTCTAACTTTGCCCTGTGCGGGCAAAGTGTGACCATGGTATCTGGATGATAACTGTTTCGCTTCGCTCATCTCTTAATAATACATTCATGAGCGCAAGCGAAATGAATAGAACTTCGTAGAAGTTCTCAATAGGTAGTTAGAACTGATCTGGCCAATCTCTAAACAATGCGTGTTGTATATCGCCAGCAACAAACTGATTGAATGACTTGTGTTTCTGTTCGAGTTCTCCTTCTAATGGAGCAACACGACGGAATGCTGAATCCATCTGGCCCATGTCTTGGAACTCCATGAGTATCATCCATTCTGGCATGTCGGCAATGCTACGGAATCCCATTTTACATCTAGTGATTCTGTATGATTCCATTTTGCCTTCTGATATCAAGTGATCGAAGAAGCTTTTCATGCCCGTGACCCAGTCTATGTCGCTGATGTCACCTTCTTTGTTGGCCCATATTGTGTATAAGTCTGCCATTATGTCATTGGTCCTAGTAGTTCAAATCCGTCTATCTCTTTCTTATAGAGATGTGCTTGCTCAAGGTAGAGATAGTCAAACCCTCGTGCTTTGTAGATAGCACACTCTGTTTTCATTGTTTCAATGCCCAAGCGTAGTTTTGGATCATGATATGTCCATGCAAATTGCACACACTCGGCATTTTTTTCATCATAGCGTTTGATCAAACTGAATGCCACCATTTTTCCTTGATCAAAATATCCTATGACATCTGTGTTTGGTTCTGTGTAACGACTACGGAACATGGGCATAACACTGGCAAAGTGTTTGTATATGCAATAGGTTCTATAGATATTGTCTAATTCTTGCATCTGTTCTTCAGTGGGTATGAGATAACCCCATTCAATTGATGCTTCATAATTGCCCTTGCTCAGATCAATCCTGGCAAACTGGTAACTCATGATCTGGGATCCTTCCTGTGTCGAAACAGTGTTTGCAAATAGTCTTCAGGCCAAGTGTCGTAGAATCCTTTGCGAGCCATAAGTTCTGCTTTGTCATTGAGATCGCTCAGGCTCTGCACCAAGGCCAGGGCATAAGTGCCTTGATTCATTGATACACCATTGACTATTTCTGGATCAGCAGGGTGATCCTCTAACACAATGATATCTTTGGCTGCTAAGAATTCGCAATTGGCCTGTTCAAGGGCTTCGTGAAATTGATCGTAGGTCCACCGCACAGGGTCATATGCCAGCACTATGACTTTTTTGTTGCCCAGCCCAGACAATGCCAACTGTGCAAGATCCAACAATGGATTGATGCCAATCCTGACTTCGTATTCTTGATTGAGTCTGGCATTGCGAGCATATGGACATGGTGGCCAGTCGCCCAGTGCTGGATGAGGAATCTCAACAAAGGTTTCTATCCAGGATTCAATGTCCTGTTTTACAGTGTGTAAGTCCATTAGAAATGTGGCATTCCGGTCTTCTTAGTGGTTTC